TCTCTCATCGTATATCTTCTATTTTCACGAAGATTTACTTGTGCTTCCTCAACATCAAAAACATATGGTGGAAGTGTGACAGTTGCTAATTCCATCAGGTCTCCATCTTTGACCGGAGCAACTGGATCTGGAGAAGAATTTCCTTCTAGATATAAAAATTCGCCATCTTTAGTTAGATAAAGTTTATCTTGTCTCCCAACATAATATGAATATGAAACTTCAATGGTTTCTTCAGGAGATATATTTACAGGAACTGAATTTACAAAATTTCTAGATCCGAAGAAGAATGGAGATGATGTAGTTCCAGTAAATGGAAGAACAGAGGGTCTAAAATCTAAAGTATCAGTTGCTCTTAATTTTCCAGGTCCAATAAGTGGTATTTCATTTTTATAAACACTATTATCATAACTCATAACTGTAAAAAGATCACCCTCATCGTCATCACTAACAACAAAATGATCAAAAATAATCATAAGACGTTTTGAAGGAGAATTTTCTCCCGATTTTCTTACTATTCTAGAATAATCGTAGAATTGTTCTTTTTGAGATTTATCTAAAGTAAATTTATTACTAATATTTAAATACTTTCCTGGAGTATTTTCATCAATAGATGCTTCAATATTTGATTGTTTAAATTTCACTAGTTCATTAGTGAAGAATCTATTATTATTCAAATAGACAATTTCTACAGAATTAACTGCTCTACTTACAACTCTTGCAAGAGTATTTGATTCTGATCCAAGAATATCTTCACCGACTATAGCATTGTCTCCAATAGCAAAAATGCTACTAAATGACAGTTTATCAAGAATAGGAGCATTTGAATTTAATGACTCATAAACTGCAAGAACTCTATTTACATCAGGATAATTTAAAGAAATTTCTCTATCCTGAACTCTTAATCCATAGTATTGATTATAGGTCAACCCATCATTTAAAGTACTTCCTGCTACTAATCCAGATTCTTGATTTTTTGATAAAGTAACCTCTACAATCTTACATTTAGCATTAGTTTTAATTTTGCTTGATATTGATGGTTTTTCAAAAGTTGCAACAATTAAGTTAGTTGTCTTATTAGGAAGAAGACCATTAATAGTTATAGATGCAGAACCATAAGTAAAGTTTTCGCTAGATAAGGTTTGAATCGTCCCGTCATCATATGTGATAAAATATCTTTCTTGATCAAATGCTACAAAATTAGATCCATTCGGAACATTAAATTCTGAGACAGTGATTGTTATTTGACCATTAGCACTTGTTGCTTTTTGTAATACTGCCTGCTTAGTGAAGATTAAATCAGAATTATTTAAATCTAACGTAGAAACATTTTCTTGTCCAAGTGTTATATAAAGTCCATCATATTCACTATTCTTTATAGATACTTTTCCTAAAGAAAAAGAACTTACATTTACATTTGCCTGAACAGAACCTGAACATACACCGGGAACGTCTGTAACAGATGATAGCGAAATACTTTCCCCAGTAGCTGATATTGATTGAACTACATTGAAAATTTCTTCAGATATTCCTGGTGCTTGATATCTTACAATATCTCCTACTTTAACCTTTCCATTAAAATATTTTCCAGGACTAGTTGCAACTCCTGCACCATCGATGAACAGAGAATTGGATGCATTAAATCCTTGAGGAAATCTCTTTTCTAAAATTGTATCAGCAAGGAAATTAGAATTAAATCCACTAACAACTGCTGGCATATAGAATTGCTTAATATCATCAATTCCATAAGCATTTACATTAATAATATTTCTTTTAATTGTATCATTTTCATCAATAATAATGTTCTCTCCTTTCACAAAAGTTCCAGAAACTTGAGTTAGGGTAATTACTGTAGATAAAGGAACTTCAACAATAAAAGCTGTTGCACCACTACTTTCTCCTCTTACCCTAGAACCTTCTACAATATCACCATTTGCAAATAGTGAAGATATTGTAATCTTTGTGAACATTTGGAGATCATAAAGATAACAATCCCATGAAGTTGCTAAATCTGTGTATGGAGCATCGGTGAGAGAATAATTATATACCCTTGCTTGCCCTATCAATGAGGTGCTAGTTGGAGATGTTGTTCCAGCATCTCTTCTTACATCATGTAATTCGATAGCAGCATTTTGTTTTGGAGTACCAAAAGTATTATTTAATCTAAATAAATTTCCTAATTGTAAATTTACAGTTTGTTGCGGATTATCTACAGTTTCTCTTGGTTTTTTAACATCAATAATAGAAGTTACTGTTTTTTCAATATCATAACCCCTTACATATGCCTTACCTGGAGACAATTTAATAGACATTAAATCATCTGATGGAATATTTCCCTGATCAGTGGATTCCCCTTCAAAAAATAATCCATCATTTCCAATATTATCATTTAAAGTTTCATGTAGCGATATTCCAAAAGGACGAACAGAATAATTTCCCGATTCATCATATGTTCTTTGTGCCAAATAATCTTTAATTAGATTATATTGAGATTGTACGGATACTTTTTTGATCTCTCCATCTACAATTCTTAAAATCTCAATAAAATCTGTATCAGTATCAACACTATCGATTGATTTCTTAGTTAAAGATAGATTTAATTTAAATCTATCTGAACCTGGTGCGGAATAATTGTTAAATCCCTTCGCATTATCATAAAGTGAAGGATCATCTTTTGCACTAATAATCTCTTCAGATACTTTAATACCTACTCTATAAGTTGGAGTATTTGTATAATAATCTAAAATAATTGTTTCTTTAAAAATCTTAGCAAAAGTTCCTCTAACGAAGTAAATTCCATCAGTAATAGAAACTGCAGATCCTGTGGAACATGCGTCAATAGAAATTAGCGATGCAAATCCTGCTCCAGCATTAATTACTGTATTATTTCCATAAACAATATTTTCGTCGCATATCAAGGTCTCTTCATTTGTAAATGTAGAGATTTCATTATCGTTATTTGCATCAAGGTATTTTACATAAAGGGTAATTGAATCTAAGTTGTTAATAGCATCGGGAATTTCTATCCTTTGAACTGATGCTGTAACTCCAGATACCTGACCCTCTATTTTTTTACCTAAGTATTGATTTATATAAGCCTGAATATCTATATTTGAAAATCTTTGATTCAGTTTAACTGCATAATACTGAGGATCATATGAGATGCTTCCAGGAATTACTACAGAACCTTCTTTGAAAATATGACTTCCAAAGGATTCAATTTGATTCTGGAGAATTGATTGTATATTATTTAATTCTCTTGATTGCACTGGAGTTCCAGGCTTAAATAAAACTTTATAAAAGTTTTTATCCGCATCAAAATCATCAAAATATGGATTTACGTTTAAATCTGTTTTTTGTGCCATTTCTTAAAATTCGAGAATAATTTTGATGTCTTCTTTTTGCCTATCATTCCTAAAGACGAGAGGTCTATTGTCAATATACAATATATCCCCTGTCTTTTTATTTATCTCAGATTCTGCAAGACCATCAGTAAACTCTACTCCCAAATTAATGATTGAGCTATTAACTGATGTGGTCAGTCCCGTGAAATTTGCAACAGATCCTGAGAATCCACTTGTTTCACCAATAATATTTTGTCCAGAATTGACAAACTCAACATTTGCCTTGGCACCTAAAGAAATTCCAATATAATCAGTTTCATCCTGCGATGTTGAATTAAATAGGGATCTATCTTTAAAATACTTAAGAACTTTTGTGTCAGCATCATATGATGCGACATATCCTTTAGCAGTATCTATAGTATCTACGACCTGAGTAATTTTTTCACCAACTTTTGGAAGAAATTCATTGACGGAATCAAACATTATTGCGCCAAGATTTGAAAACTCTCCATCGTAGAATGTTTGTCCCGATCCTACACTAGAAGGATTTTTCAGTAATCCAATCTGACAAAAAGCGGTATTTGATGGAAAATCTCTAGTCGCATTATCAAATCTTGCATAAATTAAAACTTTATCTGCTCCAAGTTCTTTGTAGATATCATATCCATGACCTTTAGAAGGTGGAATAATTGGGATAAGTTTTGCTGGATTTTGAATACTTCCTTGAGGTTGAAGAGAACCCAAATCTACAAGACCATAAGTGTAACCACTTCCACCTGCAGTAACAGTTGTCGAAATGATTTCTCCAGAAGCATTTGTTGTAATAAAAACTCTTCCTCCTTGACCATCTCCTAAAATATCAACTTCTCCATCTGTATATCCAGAACCGGCGTTATCAATATAAACAGTTTTTATTTGATTAGTATTTTCATCAGAATTTCCATTATCTCTTACAGAAATAATGTTACTATTTGTATTTGTTGACCAATTATCAGGTAAAGTTATATACTCTGTAGAATCAAATTTGATAATATCAGATGGAGAAATTGAGAAGAGATATTTCCAAAGGTAACCATCTGACCCGTTACCTGCTGGCGATGGTTCTAGATCTGTAAAAGTTGGTTCATACTGCGACTGGTTTGCCTGACTAGAATCACCACCAGATCCATTAGAAATACAAATATAAACGTTAAAATCACTATTAATTACATAAAATTCAGAATTGTATAATCTTGTACTTTTAGAAACTGACGTTAGATTTGAGTCACTATAGTCATGTCTATACATATCATATTTCTTACCTTTTATCCAATCAACTCTTTTAACAATCCTCTTAACATTAGAAGAGGTTATTCTCTTACCAAATAGCAAAGAATCTTTATATTGAGATAAGTGGCTTGGATTGTCAATAGGATTTGGAACTACACCTGCAGAAACACCCTCAGAACCTTTCCAATTAAGATTTCGGGCAAATCCAGTGTAGATGTTGGGATTTGGTAGTCCCAACCAAACATAGTAAGAATTATTCGAATCATTTACTGACTCGACAAAGTTCGCAGAATTTTCAATTCGGAACTGATCTGTTACAAGTGCGGACATCTATATAACGTTTTTTCTTATATTTATAACTCTAGAGCGCCAGTATCTCTAAGTCCAGCATCACGTCTCTGAATAATTGGATATGTTGATAATCCACTATTACTTGAGGTATAATTTGAAAGGTCAATACTTATAGGATTATTTGCCCTTCTTTCAAATCCTGATAAACGTCCAAATGATACTTTTCCTACTGGATATAGTAAAGAACCTGAAGTATTCAGACCCGTAACTGGACTATCAGATCTTATATTAGCAGTGACAATTCCTAAAGATCCATCCCATCCAGCAACTTTATAAATGTTGTCGCAGAATGCTGTGGATATTGCAATAACCTCCGCGTCATTGTCTTCGATACTGACATTTCCAGTTCCTTCACTGGTTTTAGATACATAGAAATAATCGCCAACCTCGAATCCAGGGAACGTAAATGGATCTCTTTGAAGCGTAAATTCCAAAGCAAGATCAGCTCCTCCAATGCCATCAACTGTTGTTATGCCTACTATTTCCGCAACAAAAGCATTAACACTACTAATATTTGTAATGGTCTCATAATTTACAGATGGTCTTGTTGTCCCAACACCAACAATTTCACTATTAGTGAATAATAAAGCATCTACTGAAATAATAAGATCATCTTCATAATTCCAAAGTTCTGCATTATCTACCCATAAAGTAGTTGATGACGAATCAATTGAAGAAATGACATTCGATGTTGGATATATCTGTGCAGATGTATTAGGTCTTGCTTTAGATACAGGTTCATTATTAATAATCAAATCAGATTTTTGCTTAGTCCAATGAACTGGTTTATAATTTTGATCATCAATTCCTTGTGAATTATAAGCATTTGTTTGAACTGTATCTGCACTGTTGATAAAATAAACAGTTCTTTCATCTTGAGAAATACTTGTTTCTATTTCATTAGAAGAAATTACTTGTAAAGTATCTCCTATTTTTACAGTTTCATCAACTTCAAACTGTATACTATCAATTCCTTTAGTTCCTCTATAGAAAAATACTTGAATATCATCTTCGGGTCTTGGTGCTACAGCAAATACGAATGAAGATCCACCTTCAAATGTATATGATGAACCAGGTTCTTGAAGAATTCCATTTGAGAAAATAATTAAAACATTATCAAGATTAATCTCAGAAGATTCTAAATCCAATTCATCTTTTTCAAAACTGAGTGTTTCACCCTCATAAATTAATGGGAATCTTGTCCTTTCTCCATCTTGGTAAGGTGCCAAACTGTCAATATAGTCAAGTTCCCCAAATTGTGATGCACTAAATGCATCTGAGAATGTTTCTAAAACAGTAATTTCAAATTTTTCTACTGGTTGATTGAAGTTTCTATCAGTGACAAGACCTACTACAGTAAATACATCTCCTCTTTTAAATCCATAACCATTTCTAGTAATTTTGAAATTACTTACTTCGAATAAAGTGGAACCAATACCAACTGAAGTTTTTGCTGCCCCAACCTCAAGATTAAGAAGTAAACCAACTCCAGTATCTGTAGTTGCTCCAATACCAAGACGAGAAACCCCCACAATTTCTAGATTTTCATAAGATGGATCTTCAATATTGACAATTGCGTCATTAGAATATCCAGTTCCACCATAATCAACACTGAATAAGAGTGTTCCTCCTGCTCCAACAACTGCACTTATTATTGCTTCATCACCATTGTGGTTAGGATCTGTTACTCCAATTGAAACAACTCCCCTATATCCTGAACCAATATCATTGATTGTGAGATCATCAATGATACCACCAACTACCACAGGAGTGACTGAAGCACCTTCTAAAGGCGCATAACCAAGACCTGGTGTTGATCCATAAGAAATAAGTACACCTCCTCTAGGAAGTTGATTTTGATTTATATCATTTTCGGTTATGAATAATTCTTCATCAAATGTAACACCAGTAAATGTGATTGACGAGATTCCTAGATTTAAATTTTCTTCAATAATGTAATTATTACTAGAATTGTTTTCTGTAGTCGGTGCTTGGAAAATTCCGTTAATAAAAACTAAACCGCTTCCACCACTAGTTCCAAGACCAACGGTATTCAATCCAGATCTTGTCAATGTAAATGTTTGCCCAACACCAGTAAACTGCTCAGAAATATCATCATATACCTGATTACTTTCATAATCTTTACGCAAGAATACCCTACCACTAAATGTTGCTCTTTCTCTTGGAAGTTTTGATTCGTCAGGTCCAAGTAAATCTAATTGATTTCCCCTCGGAGGTTCTGTAAAATGAATATTACTCTTAACGATGTTATAAGAACCTCTGTAAACATCGCATGTAGTTCCATCTAAATGCTCCGAAGCGTCTGATCCGAGAACGCCTCTAGATACTTCTACGAGAGGAATGTTTCCTGAGAAAGTGATAGGTCCTACATTATTATCTGAAAGTCCAACATTTTCAACTCGTACATATTCATCATCAATTAAAAGTATATCAGTTGGTCTAATAGAATTAATTCCAGAAAGTGCAAAGAAAGATTGTCCTATTGAAATATTTCCACCATTTCCAGCAAGATCCTGCTGAACATATGTAAATGCAATAGGTGACTGGACAACATTGCTTATGGTAATCAAAGATTTTTCATTCTTTTTCTTCATCTCAAGTACGTGAGCATTACCATTTCCAGGTCCAGTGAGAGTTACTGCGATGCCTGCAATAGCACGAGATTTTGTTGTAGCAAGTTTGAAAGTGTCTTTGTCAATTTTAATGGCAAATACTTCTCTTGGTAATTTAGTTGTTAGTACCCCGACATTATTCTCAGTTTCTTCTATTTCTATTGGTTCTGTTCCAACACCAATAAAAGATGACTGTGGTGTATAAATTAATTCCTCATAAGGTTGGAAATAATGATCTTCTAATGAAAATTCATTTGTAGTGTAATTTACTGCTGATGAATTTGGATTAAATGTTTTTGCAAAAATATCTTTTCCACCAATTCTAGCTGGGAATTGGTAAGCAATTCCAAGATTAACATTAACTCCATAATAAGATGATAACTTAACATCTTCTACAAATGGATCATAATTAAGTTCAGGATTTTGATTTATAAAATCAAAATCTTTGTAGAATATTGTGTTAAGTACTTTTACTCTTACTGGATTTACATACGAATCTGGCGTAAATTCTAAGGAAAATGTTCCTGAATTTAAATTAATATTAGTACCAAAAGTACCAATTCCAGTTTCTTGTCCGATAGACAAGAATGGATGTTGAGTAATATATGAATCATTGCCATCACAAATTGCCATCAGTTGATGAACTGCACTATTTTCACCTTGCCCAACACTGACAATAGATTTAACTGCCGAAAATAAAGTGTAATCAAGTTCAAATAAAGAGGTAGTTCCAGCAGAAACTTCTGTGCTAAAAGTTTTGTAAAGTAAACTTCTTTCAGATCCAATAGGTTGACCATCAGCATTAAATCTAAATTCTCCATCACCTAAAGTTGTAGTTCCAAATCCAACGGTCTTACTTCTTGCTACTAAACTTTCTCCAGAATCATTTACATAGTTTAAGACAAAATTTCCATCTATAAGATCTGCAGTAAATGTTCCCAATTCATCAAAACTAGTTTCTTCCTGAATATCAAAGAAATATTCATTCATATATGTGTCTGTATTGTCATGAGTGACATACAGTTCAACATAATTCATCTTAGTATCATCATTATTTTTAATATGAACTCCAACATGAGCAGCATCAAAATCGTCAGCATTAAAACTGAACAATGTTGTACTAACACCAGCAATTGCATTACAACTAATTCCTTCAACCTTAATCATATTAAGATCAAAAGTTCCTGATGTTAAGGCAATTCCAGTAATAGTTTCAGTTAAAGATTTAAATACTATAGCTGCGTTATCTGGATCATTTGCCTCTACACCTAAGAAATATTCAAAATTGTCATCAAATATTGGTTCAATATCTGCAATTTTATATTCAAAGTTGCTTAAATCTGATTTGAAAAGAGTGTAAATATCGGTACTAGTATTCAATGCAATAACTTCAGACAATTGAATTTGACCTGTAATTAAATCTCTAGATTGTATTAAAAATTTATTAAAATTATTGGAAGGATTAAGATAACCTAAATTACGAACATCAGATATCTCATCATTCCTACTAGAAAATTGATTACTAATATCATCTATAGAAATTACATTATTTGATTTGCATAGAATAAAATCTAGTAAATAAGTATTTTTAAACTTCAAGAATCTGGAAATATTTCCTGAAGTATTAACATCAATTGCAGAATCAAAATAATTTGTACGATCGACACGTAAATCAGAAACATAAGAATTTGTCACACTAATAATTGATTCTTCTGACAGAGTGCTTATACCAGATTGGACAGTATCTGTAAATTGCATATCTGCAAAGTTCTTCATTCCAGAAGTATGAACTAAACTGTTAATATTACCTACGATTTCATCCCATGACTTTGTGCTCTTTATAGCATAAGAAAGATTTTGATAATAATCATTATCTGGAAGAACTTGAGAATTTTCGTTTAATTTTCCAATATTATATTTCCAGTCAAAAGATTTTATATTTGACCATGATATATTATAAGAACCAGTGCTATTTTTAATAAAATCGATAGTTCCTGCACTATTAGAAGATGATCCGATAATTTTTTCTCCAACATTCAACAATCTTTTTCCAAGAACTCTAATAATATTAGAATTTGCAGAAATAACTTCTATATCAGTATTTTCTGTTTGATTATCAGATTTTACTGTTATCAGTTCTCCAATTAAGAATTGAGATCCTTTTTGAATAACTTCAAATTTTGGATACTTTTCTTCCTTAATTGCAGTTGCATAACCTTCTTGAATGAATTTTATTTCTCCTGCGTTATCAGTAAATTCTGAAATATTATATTCAAATCTTGCTGGATTTGTTGCATAGTACTGAGTAATTCTAAAGAAATCGAATCCAAGGTCTGTAGAATTTACTCCATCTCCATTAGAACCACTTACCTGTTCTATTCCTTCAACAAAAATTTTATCTCCCTGAGCAAGAGGTTGTTCAGTAAATCCAAATATAGGAGTAGTAATAGTACATGTAACTATACCTGAAGAACTAGAATATTCAACTTTATCAATATTAATTCCATTACTATTGTTTACAGTTCTCAAAGTAACTGGTTTGATTGGTAAACCATTAGCTGGATATTCTACGTTAAGTTGTGTTATAGAAGAACCATTTATAATTGCTCTGATGTAACCAGTGTCAATTAATTCTCCAGTATCACTATTAACAATTACTATATCTGGAGGTGAGGAATAATCTTCTCCACCAAATGTAATATTGATGCTATCAATGGTGTTAGAATCTGCAAGATATACTTCTTGGGGGATATTTGCAGAAGGTCTTATTGTATTGTCAGATGGATACTCATATCCTTCATTTTTTAAGATATCAGAGATAATATTGCCAATTGTATTTGAAACTGGGATAATAAACGCACCTGCTCCCTGTTCAGATTCAACACCATTAAATATTGGAAGTGACTTCAATCCATAACCCCCAGAAATAATATTGAGATTCTCAATTCCTCCAGTTGCAGTTTGCGATTTTGTTGTGTACTTGATTACATCACATTCATCTTTCAAGTAAACTAAACTTTCAGGCAACTTTCTTAAAGAAACACTAAATTCTGTGTTGGCGATTCCAATAACTTTGTGCGTTGAATTATACAAACTATTTTCAAATAAAATTTGAGAATAGTGATCTACATCTTTGTCTGTAGTATTAATAGGAATTCCTTCTAAAGTTAAATTATAATAAAGAATTTCTGGAGTATTACTTGAGAAATTAAGAATTACTCTTGCCTCACTTGAAAATCCTACAGTACCGCCGACACTTGTTACAACATAGATTCCTTCTGATGTAAAAGAATCAAATTCATTACTAAATGAAGAATCATAATAGAAATTTAAATTATAACCTTGAAGAGAATCATCCGAAACATCAAATACTAGGTTATTATTTTTATAATTGGATATTGGTGGGTTTACTGCAGATAGAGATTGTAGATTTCCACCTCGATCTTCAAAATTAATTAATGTAGGCGGAACATTTACGGAATCAATATATGTCTCTGCTAATTTTACAATATTTTCATCAACTTTGTATACAAAATATTCACCGGTAGATAATCCACTTATTACATCATCTTCAGAATTGTAAAATATTTTTTGACCAGTTATGTATGCATGACCTTCTACAAAAATACTATTATTTACAATATCAACGTTCTCAGTAGTGAATCCAATTGGATTTACTACTAAATTATTGTTGACATATTTGATATAGATCTTATTAGTTGTTCCAATACCAACATTTAAATTTGGTTGAACTTCTATATCTACTATGTCACCTTTTGTTAGATTGTGTGAGGTTGAAACAGAAACAACAGCGTTTATTCTCTCAGAAGTAGCAGTAATATTATCTTCAATACTTTCTATAATATAATCATAGTTGTCTGATCCATTATTCAGGAAAAATAGACCTGAAGATGAAGTGCTAAGTCCAACACTAGTAACGATTCCAACAAAATCTGAACTTTTTTTAATAATATAAAATTCATTAATGTCATCGGGAATATTTAAAGTACCTACATTAGGAACTTCGACAGGAATTGGATTTGAAACAGTTGGTTTTTCAAATCTTACTTTATCTCCAGTTTTGAATGGGTGATTTTGTAAGAAAATACTTTGAGTTTGGACAAAAGTTTCATAAGTTCGAAGACCAATAGTATATTCTACGGTAATACCAGATCCAGTTTGAATTCCAACTCCAACAGATGTAGTTGGATTAAAATGCATTCTGTTGGGAGTTTTTGAATCAAATGAATCTAAATTTTTATTAATTTCAAACTCATAGGGCAAATATTGTACTTGAGAACCAGAAGTGTGTGCCACACCAAGATTATCTCTTCTTACCTTAAGTACGTTTTGTCTGTCTGAAATAGAAATAATTTGCAAATACTCATCATCAATTCTAATCGTATTTCCAACAGAAATATTTTGTGGAACAAAATTAACAAATATATCAGTAGAGAAACCAGTCACGTTAAATTCATCTAACTGTTCAGAAAGTAAAGACGTATATGTAGTTACTCCGATCTCATAAGATCCCTGAATGTTAATCTTATCTGTAGAAACTCCAATTATGTTAATATAATCTCCGGTATTAAATTCGTGATATGGGTAAATTGTAAACTTTACTTTATTAGAATTTTTCCAACTAACGATAGTATCTTCATAAGAAGTGATATCTGTTCTTATTGTTTCAATATCTTTCCCCTGAATTTCAGATACTTTTATAAATGGAGAAGTTCCGGATTCAACTTTAAAATCTACCTTATCACCAATTGAATAGTCGGTTCCAGATTTAATAACCTCATATCCATTAACACTTCCAGCAGAAACGGACTCTATTAGAGTATTTTGAGTCACAACTTCATTCGATTCAATAATAAAATCATTATCTGAATATAAATTTGATACTCCGTATGGTGATGTATTTCTAAGTAAATTTGTTGAATTTAGATCAAAAGATTGATCTAAATTATCATTTTCTTTGATGTACTGCGATTTATACTTAAGTCCAACAAAATATGGGAACTTACCTACAGTTTGCTGATCATTATTTAATTCTGTAGTTGCAAAATATGCATATACGCCGTTTGGAAAATCTTTAGTTTTTCCAAATCTTCCATTATACTGATCTAAATCTGAAAGAGCAGTGTACTTATAATCATCTACAAAATATCCGAGTGGGAATATTGTAGAACTTGGTCTATTAGTTACTGATGTTATTTCAAAACTTGGTGTTAATCTCTTTATAGGAGAATTAATATCATCTGGATCTGAATATCCAAATGATCCATAAATTGGATTTCCATCATATGCCCATCCAATAATATCCGAGTGTTTATTCTCTAAATCTCCATTGTCTGCTAACTGATCTTTGACATTCTGAGAATAACTTACTACAGCATACTGAAGACCATTACTTCCAGAAGTTATAATTTCGGAAGCAGGATCTCTATAGAATTGATTCTGAACTCCAAACTTAGTAGATGCATTTACTGTAAGAGGTCTAACATTTGCCTGGAAAATGGCACCAGATCCTGCTGAAACGGCATAAATTCCAGTTGTAGATTGCTCATAATTTAGTCCTCCAGAAATAACAACAACATCAACTATCCTACCATCTTTAATTACTGGTCTAACAACTGCTCCAATTCCAGTAGGAGAACTTATAACAAGTTCAGGCATAGAGTAATATTCTGCTCCACCATAAAGAATTCTTACCTTAGTGACTTGACCATTTTCAACAACCGCACTAAATTGAGATTCTTTTCCGTTTAATACAGAAATATTTGGTCTATTATGAACATTTAATGTAGTTGTTCCATAGTCAGACCCTTTATCATAAATGTATACTTGCTCTATATTGCCAGTAATCACTGGTGTTGCCACAATAGAAGTATTTCCGGCACCTGGAGATGAGAAATTAACGCGCATGTTAATTTCTGGATAGGAGAATATATGTGTTCCTACCCCAACAGAATTAAATTTTACGTATTTGTGTCTATCGTAATTTGTATTATCAATACCATCAGGACCAGCATCAGAAATTCTAAATTTATTTGAATCAATAAACAGAATTTTATACTTGTTGGTTGGAGAAACTCCTTCTAATTGCTCTCCTTCATATGAATAAGTTACAACTTCTCCATCAGAGAAACCATGATCTTCAAATTCTATAAAATGACTTATTGAAGATATTCCAGATGCTGCTACTTTAAGTTTTCTATAAGTAAATCCATCTCCGCTAGAAGTAACCCTAATTTCTGATAATCTATTTTTAGTTTCTAACTTAAACTTATGAATTCCAGAATTTCCAATTGTTGTAAATCCAACAGTATTGATACCCGAAAAATAATCTGAATAATTTTTGTATATCCTGATTGTTTTATCATTAATAATCTCTGAATAGTAAATAGAACCGTCAATTAAATACTCACCAGTATCAGTATTTGAACCTTGGAATGGTTCGATACCAATGGCAGAATTATTTACTTTATTGTAAGTGATTTCTTGACCATCAATTAAACCATGGGGTTTTGTAAATGTAATTCTTTCATTAACAATATCCAGACCTCCGCCAGAATTAAATTCTCTAGCATCAAATTCAATTTGCCGTGCAAATTTTTCTACAACTGGTTCAAATTTTGCGCCAGAACCATTTCCTCCAGTTAAATCGATTGAAATAATTTTTTCAAAATCAAAATCTTGCGGATCTACATAAACTTTTTTAACACTTCCAGAAATAACAGGTTCAATCTTTGCTGACCCAGAGATGTTTAATAATGGTGGATTTATGACATCATATTCATCCCCACCATTCAATACATTAATATTTTCTAAAGGTCCATAATAAACCCTATCATTGGTTTTAAAAGAAAATATTTCCACACCATTTTTTAACATTCCTAGTGGTCCAGGAAGAATATCACTACTTGCAATATCTTCAATTTTTTGATTAAGATCAATCTTTTTGAGAATTTTTTGGGGATTTATAATTCTGTCTTTTTGTTCAAATAAGATAAATTTATTATTTCCTGGATTTGAGAATCCATACCCAAAGGAGAAGTAATCAGTTGAAGGAATTGTAACACCGTTTTGATATAATTTGATTGATTTTTTATCAGATAAAACTTCTACAAAGTAAAATTCTTCATCAAGACCAAGAATTTTATTATTTTCATCCTCAATGTATGCTACTTTATCTCCTGTTAAGAAGGATACTATACTAGTGAACGTAATAGTAGTGTATCCTTGAGTTACATTATCATAATCATTCAACGATTCTATCTGATATTCAAATAATTTAGTTGTTATTTCATATCCAGGTAAAGAGTTTGATGCAATATATGCAATATTTTCTTTGTCAGTATAGGTGTTCTGAATGTCGGAAGATACAGCATTATTACCATACTGGATTGATACTTCAGATGAAGTTGCCTTTTTCAGCAATCTTCTTAAGTCATACGATGTTCCAGGTTGATTGAGAGGAGTCGTAGAGACGCTGAGAGTGATTGTTCCATCATCCGATATGTCTAAGATGGTAATATCATCAAACCCTGCTACAGGAACAATCTCTGTGTTTCTGTAGAGAATTTCTACTTTATCACCAATCTTTAAAGTATTTCTATCTATCTTAATCTTTGTGGATATATTACTTCCAGAAAAAGTATTAATTTGATATCTAGTACTTGTATTATATAACCACGAATTCGAAAAAATTGAAATCTTGCTAGAATCTCTAGGAACAAGATTTCCTAAACTTTTCGGAGTAATAATATCTCCTGACTTAAAGTTAAACTTTTCATTATCAATAACAGCATCAGATAGTACTCCAGTAATCAAAAATTCTACTTTTTGACTTTCATCACCATCAAAATATCCATAATATGTGTTACTTCCATGAATATATCCCGTTTTTTCAATATTAATTGGATTTACTTCAGTGGTATAGCAACCTAAGAACTGATTTAAGGTCTTTTCATTATAATAAATTGGTCTATGATTGTAATATATTATTCCACTCTCATCAAAACCGACAGTAGAATCGACAGAAATAGTATGAATAGGATCTAATCCAGAAATTACTACATTATCAATAACTCTTGTGTTTTTTGTAACGTCAAAAGTACCCGTAATTGTTGGATTAGTATCGTCATAACCAACAAAAAGATTTAATTTATAGTATACTACTCCCTCCCTAACAAATGATTCTATCTCCGATACAGAAGCGGTTGTAGCACTATCTGTGGTCTTGTAGATAGTTTGACCCTCTAATCCATTGATATCGCCTGAGAGCGGTCTTACAACCGCTACAGACCTTCTAATATAAGATGCATCAGATGGTTTCAGGAGAAACTCTTCAAGGTTTATGATAGTAGGACTTTCATTATAAAGTACATTGAACAAGATTCTAAAGGATTCATCCGTTCCTTTGGATTCGTAAAATCCTCTTGCTTCCTTTACAAAGTTTGCAACGTTAAGATTTTCATTAAAATTAAGATTTTCTAGTCCAGGAGTTAAAGAAAACTTAAGTTTTTTATAAAATTCTTGTAAAAATAATGAACTTAGGTTGTATATTATCGATTCATTAGCATGAGATGCAGATGATGATTCAGTAAATACCAGTTCTTCTTCATTTAAATCAGAATGATATGCAGTAACTCCACTAAAACCCCTAATACATCCTTCAAAACTAGTATCAGTTACGCTTGTATAGGTAATAATTTCATCATCAATACGAATTAACCCATATGTTTTGGGGAATCCTTTAGTTGATACTACATTTATGATGTCATCACTGACAGATACGTCGGATGTTAGGTGTGTATTTCCTCTAATAACCTCAGGAGTGAGATTATCTAACTTCAAATATCTATCAATGTTCTCTGAAATGTCTGTTGGACCACTTACAAATTCTTGAGAAACATAATATTGCCTCAAAAATTCTACAAATTTAGGATTTTCTGCTAAAATAAACTCAGGGAGCTGATTTTCAATAACTTGTTGGATTTTTACTCTTTCCCCAAAACCTTCGTGTTGCATATTATGACCTCGTTAAACTCCCGTTAGAATAGCTTGATGTATAGTAATTTTTATTGAAGACAACACCTGAATTATCTTCTCCAGAAGATATAGAATCTTTAATCATATTTATTTTACTCTTTTCAAGATTAAATGAAATATACAAATCTTTTAATCCTATAATATCATTTGACTCAGGAAATGCCTGAATCTCGATAGAATCATTGTCTAAAGTGGTAGAAGTGATAATAATATTATTGATGTTAACCTCTCCCAACTCATAATTCACAATTCCTGCAGATTTTACAAGAATTTCGGGCGAAAATGGATCCTCAGAGTTAGTTTGGACCTCAGTTGCTGGTTTCACAATTGAAATAATACCCGTTTTTCCGTCAGAATTTGGTGTATCAGTAAAAAATACAGTATCAGTGCTTCCAAGAATCGTAAATCCGGTAGATTTGATGTTATATCCCTTCTGATTGATATGAAATCTATTACCAAAACAGATTTCATACTGTGCAAACTGATTAATAAGTGCTTTCAGGTCTCTTCTAATGATAATTTTTGTGATATTTGACGTAATTGCAGAATCTGTGTTGTCAATAATCTGTAAAAGTTTGGAATATTTGAATCTTCCGCCAAATTTATTTAAATCTACTGATTTTGAGTAAGAAACAAGAGAAGAATTGACTTTACTATTCAAATCTGATGCATTTATAACCTTATTATAGTTGTAATAAACAGAAGAATCGATTTCGACATACAAAATTTTCAAATCAACGATTTTTTGATTGATTCCAGACACAGAATATTGCTTCAATTTCGATAAAATCTGCTCTTTATCAAAATCTGAGATAAAAGTACCATTTTTTGGTTTGATACTGATCAAAACATTGCCATATTGAGGTGGATCTAGCTCTTCTCCACCTACAACAGAGACAGATTCCGCATTTCTAAAGATTTTTGACTTGATAATTGTCTCATAATCAGTTGTTGTTACTGCTCTGTTCTGGGCAGAATACAATCTTGGAGCAAAATAGCGAACTGAGTTGATATTTTCAATTTCTGCACCATTATAAGACCGATCTATGGTCGTTACGGTAAGTGTATTTGTTGGAACAACAATTGCATCTTCTGCATCAATCAATGTTCCGGCAAATGTAAATTTATCGACTCCATTTCCTTCTTTTCCAGAAGTCACAATGTAGTTTGAGGTGATGATATTGCCATTTTCTAGTGCCTTTCCAAAGATTCCATTACCAAATAATAACTGATACTTCTCATCAGCAATTTCTTGAATAAGATAAACTAATGAATTACTATCTATATCAATAATATTTTCCACCAAATTGTATTGGTCACCTAATCCTAGTTCATCTGGACCTTTTACATATGTTCTAATTGTTGTAGTATCGACAAATGAATTATCTAAAACAAATTTTTGATCAAGAGAGGTATCGACAATAAACCTTTTCGATAAAAATGTTCCTTCTTTTATTGTAATATTATTAAATTCGGCAATACCATCTACCACTGGGACTGTAATATTCTCAGGAGAAGAGAATACATAAGAAGAACCTCTTATCCCACCAGTACAAACAAGACCTGCCTGGAGCGTTATTGTGGGTGTATAGATTGGTGTTCCGTTCGCTAATGTTGATACAGGATCAACATTTACGCTAAAAGATATCTTTGCAGTAGCAGCAGTTCTAGAAGATGGTACGTATCCTATATTTCTTGCAAGAGATACGACATTCTCTCTGATCGTTGCAGAATCCAAAAAGGATTCATTGGCAACCATATTAGTGTTGAATGCAGTAATATACGTATTATATGCTAACGTATCAATTAAAATAGAAAAATTAGACCCCTCAAAGTCAAAATCCGTAAAATTAGAATTTGCACGGAGATAATCTTTGATTGATTGTCTTATTTGACCGTAGTCTAGATTAGTGAATTTAGTAAAAGGCATTTTTTTATCTGGTTGCCTCTAAGATGAAGGTAAACGATTGGGTAGGAATTTCTTGACCTATAATATCAAAGATTATGGTGACCTCAAAATTATTTTCATCAATATTTGGTTCTACTTCAACGTCAATATTTTCAACCCTGGGTTCATAATTTGTAATAACTTCAAGAATCTGTTCTCTAAGGATTGTCGCCGTAGCATAATCCATAATTTCAAATAAACTATCACGTACATCTGATCCTAGGTTAGATTGAAAAAATCTTTCAGTTCTAATCGTTTCAACTAAATTACGGACAGATCTTATAATAGCATTTCTATTCGTAAGAACAGGTAAATCCTTTGTCACGGGATGTGGTTCAAAGGATAAACTAATATCTTTGAAGGATCTAGATACCCTTGTTACTGCCATTTCGGAGAACTTTTTTAATTATTTAGCACTTAAATCTTATTTATTGGCATTAAAAAAGTCCCCCGAAGGGAACCTCTTTAATCATTTATAATCTCTAACGTGTTCGTTGCTTGGATGACTGTGATGATGGTCATCATGACTACCTAGAAAATATGGATGTCCTACTTCCCAGACAACAATAGAAATAAAACCGACGAAAACATAACTAAGGATTTTATCAAATGTCTTCATCGTCCTTGTCCTCGATAACGTTTACGAGCATTGTTACGACTTGTCGCGGCATACTTAGTGTGTTTCCCACACCCTTGCCGAGTTTTTTTTGGTTTTCCTGGAGTAAAATTAGTTTTTACAAGTCCAACTTTAGAACGTGCCATAATTAGTTTTCAATAACGATTTTGTAGGTGATTTGATCAGATTTGATGGTTCCATTCTCATAGAACCCTTTCGCATAATCTTCCATTATGTCGAAGAATTCTTCTTCAGAAAGATGAGCATGTTTTAGTTCGCCTTTTACATAGACATTGTACTTTTCTTTCATTGATGTGACAGAAAATGTGATCGTTTGTCATTTTGACGAGATTAAACGGAATGTCATGTGTGCGTGACATAAGTCATTATACCACTTCCGTATATGGCGTCAAGCACCTTGGACGAGAAATCCTGGACTACAAGGATCTGATACGAGATCGCGAAGCGCCCTGTGCCATCCTTAAAAGAATACACAAGACGCAAATTGCGATGAATATCAGATCACCCTTGTCTTTTCGTGCCCAACTCTGATGCGTGGATCGCACCAGATTTCAAAGCCCGCCTGAATTGCATCGAGACAGAAAGATACGTCCTCTCCGCACATGTCCTGTACACTACCTGATTCAAAGACCTGCATCTTTGGTGCAAACCATGGATACTTCATCTCTTCGTTCTCAAACACACCGTGCTTGATCAGTACCCACCCAAATCCTGTGTAGTCCACTGTGAATGGTTTACGACGCTTTCCAATACTCTCCAACGTCTCATGGTTCATTACACCACCATTACCACGGAAGTCCTCTTCGTCTAACCAATGAGCAACAGATGTCGTGCGACCGTCCTCAGTACAGTACCAACCAGCAGAAATATCCTTGTCCATCAATACCAATTGATAGAACTTCTCAGTGTTGAATACAATATCACTATCAATCCATAATTGATAATCATACTTCAACTTACCATCCCACGGAAGTTGATCCGGTCCACGCAGTACATTCGCTCCTAGACACTTGCATCTCGCAAAGTTCACCATTGAGGAATAATCCTGCGAGATCTGGATGCTTGCTCCGCATTTTACCAAGTCGAAGCAAAGTTGTACAAAACTTTTGAGAAATGCATAAGATACCCCACGACCTGGCAGACAGAACACTACTGCTTTATCACGTAGCATTTCTCTGGCAGCATCGTAATCCCATTCTGGGGCGCTCTCTGATGGTTTGGGTGTCTTTGCCTTTACTGTAAATCCTTTAGCCATAATAGAAATTGGTTACTTCAGTATCATACCGTATTATATATGAGGTGTCAATCGCGCCGCGTATTCTACGGCACGTATTCTACGGCACGTATTCTACGGCACTCTTGTGCATCAATCGACCCCGCGAATGATAATACAATCACTCTCGACCTCGATGTTTACTTCTGTGCCCTCATACCATCCTTGCTCATCACATACCCATTGAGGAATCACTACATAATACTCCCCAGTTACTTGATCGACCTCTATAGTCGTAAAATTTTCTGCGCGATTTTTTTCCATGGGAAGGATTTCCTTTCTTGCATTATATAGCATTTTGTGGGTTTTTGTGCCACCGCAGGTGTGCCACCGCAGGTGTGCCACCGCAGGTGTGCCACCGCAGGTGTGCCGCCGCAGGTGTGGGTGGACCTCTTGTGGGGATTTTTTTATGGGCGCGGTTTTTAATAGGCGTTCGTAACACTTTATAGCTTAGGGTAGTTAGGCGTTTTATATACG